TGTATAGTTTATAATAATCGCAATACATTCTATTATTCATGAGAGAGCGGAAACGGTCAATATGTTCTAGTTCCATTGCGAATGTTTTGTATTGAAAATAAAAGGAATCCAAACAAAATAGGAATATTTTCTTACTATTGGTTTTCACTAGTTCATTGTATTGAATCTTTAATTGTGATAGTTTCTCACTAACGATTGATTTTATTTTAGCAATTTCCTTTTTTAACGTAATAATATTTTCAAAATCTGTCCTTAATTTTTCTATGTGGAAAGCGTGGTTAATAGACATTCTTATAATAGAATTAGAAAATTTATCACTTATTACTAAATCTATAAACCAATTAAAAATTATAGCCGTTTATATGATTAATGAATGGACCAAAATACAACAATAGAACATGCAATAACTGTGAATCCTATTTACGATAATACTGTTTACATAAACGACGCATTAGCAACAGATGTTGATTTTGTTGATGCTGTTTTAATAGATGATATACCAGATAGTGGTTATAATTGTATGGCTTTAAAAAATATTATAGGTTGTATTTTTACAATAATATGTTTAGCGTTTATGCTGTTTTCTCTATTTTTATTTAGTGGGGGTATTGGCATATTTTTAACTATATATGGCGGAGATGACTCTACATGATTCGTTTCTTGCATAAATGCTTTTTTCATAATCAAATGTAGAAAAACAACGTATTAAAAAACGGTCATTCCCATCAAATTTTGGAAAAAAGGGTGAACGGCCATGAACTGCACGATTATTATCTATTAAAATAATTTCACCTGGTTGCAGATTATGTTCAATACGGTGTTTATAATAAATATTTACTATTTTATGGATGAGTTGTTCAGCTTCTTCTGTAATACCGCTCATTAAATCTTGGTCAAATACAAGATTTCCATTATTGAGTATTGGCATAGGACCACGAACGTCTCCTTCTATAAATTCGTGCCCATTCAATTTGAAAGACAAATCCACACCAGTTTCCCAGAGAGGTTTATGTAATAGTTCTATTTCTTCGGTGCTCAAAATATCAATTATCTTTTGAACAGGCAAAATATACGTATATGCAGAATAGTCTCCGCGTAAACATGCTAAACTAAGTATATCTGGGCGCAATTTAGAAAATGCTTGTTCTGTATGTATTTCTAATTCAGTATTGCTACCTAAGCTTGTCTGTATTGTAGCCATGCTTTGAATAGGAACAATATCTTGAAATATTCTGCCATATCCTTCTGCCTCATATGCAATAATGTCACCAATTATGTGCATTAACATGCTTTGTATTCTAGCAAGGGTGGTTTTCTCTCCAACCTTATAATTATTTCCTGTAGGTGTTTCTGGAACATTATATATGGGCAATGTTCTTATTAATAGAAACCCTGTTTCTGACCCATACTTTTTAAAATGCATTAATTTATCTATAATGCGCTGAGGTAAACATCTTGCCAACTTTTTACACCTATCGCAGAATATTTCAGTAGCTTCTGATTCACTGAAATGAACTTGAAGCTCACCAAAATCAAGAATACTTGCGAAATTTATCAATGAATCTATTTCGTTATTATCCAATTCCAATATATGATCCATTTTATAAAAATAAAAGAAATTATTTACATAGAAATAATTTATTAGTATATTTTAGTAAATGATAGATATTGTTATTATTGGTGGAGGTATTGCAGGGTTATATTCTGCTTACAAAATTAGAAAAATGTACCCTACTAAAAAATTCGTGGTCCTAGAAGGTAATGACCACCTAGGTGGTAGAGCGGGTGATGTAAATTTTCATGGAGAATCAATACCGATTGGTGCAGGTGTAGGGCGTAAAAAGAAGGATAAACTGTTAATGGAATTGGTGAAAGAATTAAAAATACCTTTTCATGAATTTATTGCTGAGTCGCAATATTCTTCGCTTATTGGAAGTAGTTGTAAAGTAAAAGATATGTTTCTTTATTTAAAAAAGTCCTACGATCATGAAAAAGATAAGATGAAAACTTTTAAACAATATGCACGTCCTAAATTAGATGGGCAATATCAAAAGAACGCATATGAATACTTTATAGTTTGTGCAGGTTATACGGATTATGAGAATGAAAGTGCATATGATACCTTACACCATTATGGGTTTGATGATAATTATACCAATTGGCCAGGTTATGCTTTTTCATGGAACGAATTAGTTGAAAAACTGGCATTTCACGTAGGCTCTAAAAACATTCATAAGTCATGTTATGTGAAAGACATAAAACAGCTTACTGAATATGGGAATTCATACGAAATAATATGTAATAAAAACGCAAGTTTCTTATGTAAAAAAGTTATTATGGCAACAACTGTTGATAGTGTTATGAAACTATTAGATAACAAATTTATTTATAATCAAATAAAGGGACAGCATTTTTTACGTATTTATGGTAAATTTTCAAAGGATTCCATACGTATAATGGAGGATAAATGTTCTACAACAACTGTTGTTCCAGGCCCTATTCATAAAATAATACCAATGAATACAGAAAAGGGAATTTATATGATTGCTTATACAGATAACGATGGTGCTAAATTTTTGGGTCAATACAAATCTAATACTGTTAAAAATAGAAATAAACTATGTAGATTATTAGAAGAGGCTTTGGATATACCCAAAAATTCATTAGAATTAGAAGATATTGTGGATTTTTACTGGACTATAGGCACTCATTATTATACGCCATTGCGAGGTGATTTTAAAAATCGTAAGGACTTTTGCAACCATGCACAAAGACCTGCTGAAAATATTTGTGTAGTAGGCGAGATGGTTAGTATGAAACAAGGCTGGGTAGAGGGGGCGTTAGAAAGTGTTGAAAATGTGATTCGTGAAAACTGGATAAGTGTTGAATGAAAAATTGAAAACAAAGGTATTAACGTTGGATTATTTAAAAAGGAACAGGCAAAATGGCGACGACCACGATTTCTAATGCAGAGGTTTTAATTCATTCTAATAAAGCATCTTTACCACTAATAGATATTGGTGAAGATGAATATTTTGGCATTCTTAACTTAAAGACATTAAAGACCAGGTTGGTAAAGACTCCAACATTGATAAAGTTCACAATTGATAAAACTGGCTCCATGAACGAGCAAGACAAAAGCGGTCATAGCAAGATGCACTATGTTATTGAGACATTTGTTAGCATGATGAAGTATTTGGCTACATTGGATACCGATATATTTGTTCAAGTTAATACATTCAATATAACTGTTGATGAGCTGGTAAAGTGTGTAAAAATTTCGTCAGATAACCTTGAAGAAATAAACAATACAATAAAGAAAATTGAGTGCGGTGAGTCAACCGATATTGGTCTGGCAATGAACAAGGCGAACGAGGAGCTCATTAAGTACGCAGAGGGAAATCCTGAACATCAATTAGCACATGTATTTATGACGGATGGTGAACCAACCACAGGAATAATGTCGTTCCCTGTTTTGGTTGGTCTTGTAAACGAATCATTCAGCAACATATTCATTGGATTTGGACTGCATCATAATGTAGATTTGCTCAGTAAAATGGCCGAGAAGAAAAACGCAGAATATCAATTTGTTGATAATATGGAAAACACTTCACTCGTTTATGGCGAGACGGTTCATAAGTTTATCTATCCTGCGATTCGCAATGTAGAGATTAATATTGAGAATGGTCAACTCTATGATTGGCAGAAAAATGAATGGGCCCAGTGTCTCTATGAAGATATTATTATCGGAGAAGCAGAAAAAGTTTATCATATTAAGACGAGTGAACCTTACAATGTGAATGTTCATATTAGTGGCAATTTGGCATCTGTTCCTGAGATATCCGATATACTAGAGTTTGACAGCGATTTTAAATTGCTTGAAACCGCAATGTCTATGCCTGACCTTCAAAATATTGAGACTGGAGAGGTAATGATGTCTGACCTTACAAAGTATGCGTTCCGACAAAAGGTTCAAGAACTGTTATACAGGGCTAAAAACAATGAAATGATTACGAAGTTATCTCTTAAAAATGAGTTGCGTGAAGCATTTCGCACAATTCGCAAGTATATGCGTTTGAACCAATTATTTGATGATGGACTTTTGAAGATGTTGTGCGATGATATTGTTATTACTTATCGCACGTTAGGAAAGCAGCACGGCAGAGTATTTGCTTTGGCTAGACAGGCTACACAGGGTAGACAACGTACCTATAATACTAGTTCAAGTCAACAATCAGACGATTTTGACATTACAGTGATTCCTAGACAAAATGCGTTTGATAGTAATATCCCATTAACTCCTCGGCCCAGACTTCAGAGAACGAATACGGCTCCACTTAGACATGTGTCTCTAGCAGAAGAACCTGTTTATAATGAACTATCTCTTCAACTGGGGGATGAATTGAACGACGACCCTTTTAAGAAATATGACGAAACTGGATTCTTTAAGCCTCCTGTTACTGTGTTTAAAAATCTATTTGGAGATGATGAGTTTCTACCCGAAGATGAGATTAATGCCTATATACCATCAGAGTCAAACACTACTTGTTATGCTACACCCGATGTTTTGAATACGATGCGAACAATGAGTGGTAGAAACCCATAATTATAATAACAAAATAAATAAAGACAATATATGTTATTGCGTATATGAAAATTGCTTATTTTTTATTACCATTTTTATATTGTATCAATGCTCTAAGGTTTCCTACTCGTAGTGTTCGTTTACAGCCACTAAAAACATTTGAAATGATAGATAATTATCCTAGTTATGAAAAAGTAAAAACAAAAACGCATAGTATAATTAAGTTAATAAGACCCGAAAATATTGTCCCTACTATTTTTCTTGGCGCAACTAGTGGATTTATTGTTAATCCATCATTCAATTCACTAATAAACAATAAATCGTTTTTAATTTCTAATGTTATCACCCTACTAGTAATGTGTAATAGTATGATTGTGAACGATATCTTTGACATTGGTGTGGATATTAAAAATAAAATGGATAGGCCATTGGTAAATGGCGAAATACGCGCAGGAACTGCAGTTAAGATAAGCGCATTATTGTTTGCGTTATCTGAATATTTGAATTTCAAATATATAAATAGAGACATGCGTATTATTACCCATGTAGCTAATTTTGTTAGCGTGATTTACACGCCGTTATTAAAGAAAATACCGTTTATTAAGAATTTATCTTGTGCTGGGCTTATATCATTTTGCATAGTATTTTCTGGATTAACAGCAATGCCAGATAGTTTAATAAATAAAAACACAATAATTTTGTCTATTGCACATCAATTAGTTTTTTTTGGCTCATTGGGTATAGAAATTTTAATGGATATATGTGATATGGATGGTGATAAAGAAAATAAAATATATACTATTCCTGTATTGTTTGGGAAAGAGTTTGCTTTAAATTTTGCTAACAATATTGCGGTTTTTAATATTTTATGGAGTGTTATAAATATTACATATATTGGTAATTTCAGAACTGGTGCTTTCTTTATGATGCTAATTAGCCCATTGTTTTATAATCTAAAAAAGATAAAACAATTTAATTATTCTAAGGAAATTATTAAATACACTGCAAACGAAACCATTTATCCTATGGTTTATTCAATGATTTATTTATGTTTTTTGGCTACAAAGTAAATAATCAAAATTTATGATACAAATCGGTAAGGGACTCCGTAGGAACCCAGAGGTTCCCCTAATTAACGTCGTGGTGATAATAGTTCTCCTTCATCATCAGATAAATCTACGTTAAATCCAGTATCTTCACCTGGTTCTCTTACAGCCAATGCTAATGGAATAGCCTTGGCAGCAACAATTGACCTCGCATTTTTGGCAGTTGTTCTTTTGCTACCAGTACTAGCTTTTTGTCCTCTTGTTTTTGGTGAGCCTAATTTTTTTCCTACTTCTACACCAACAAATGCTTCAGCTTGTCTTGGTCTAGCACAATTTATCTTAAGTTTCTTTTTTAATTCGGGGTCTGCACATATTCTATCAATATTACGTTGTAATACCTCACTACTGGGGTCTGTTTCTTGGTATTTGTTTATTAACCAATTTACAGATTTAATATATGTAGTTTTATTTATGTGTTCTTTATAGTCATCTGTTAATAAATAATCTAGTGCAGTTTCATTTACATTATTAATTTGAAATTCATTGATATTTATTTTAGTATCAATTGAATAACTAATAAGTTTGTATACAATATCAATATTGTATTTATCAGCAGCAAAAATTAAAGCCGTATCACCACGTTCATTCGCATAACCTGCGGCACATTTATATTTTAATAATTCTTTAACAACTTCAGTTAATCCTTCAGAACAAGCCCACATTAAAGCAGTAGCCCTAGAAGTACTTTCGGTTGTTTCTAAATTTGTTTTTTCTTTACGTATGACATAAAGCGCTAATTCGGTTAATCCTTCTTGGCATGCAAATATTAGTAAATTCATTTTATTGTCGTTGAAAGCATTTTTATTGTAAACAAATTTCTCTAAATTTTTAAGTAATTCAATACAAGCAGCCTGGTTATTTGTAAGCATCCAAACTTGTAACTGAGATAATATGTGATTACTGGGTGATAATTCATCAACTGTTAAAGGCATATATAATATATTTATATATTATAAGAATATATTGTGACAATATGAAAAAAAAAATATGCAAACGTGGAACAATAAAAAAATGTTTACGCATAAAAACTAGTTATGAGAAACAATTAGATTGCCAATGTCCTTTTTGCATGTCAGCGAAAAAATATCAAAAATGTGTTGGCAAATCAAGACTATCGCGAATACATAGAAACAAAACACATAAAACACATAAATAAATTATATTATGTTCTAAATGAGATAAAAAATATATAGTTGTTTATTATATTTCAATGGAGACACAAGTACCCGCAAACTTTCGTTCCCTCTTAGCTGACTTTACTAAAGATTTATCTACTACTTTTCCTGATTATTCATATCTTTGGTCTAAGTGGCACGACGAGGATGTTTCTGACGATCAATTAAAAATTGTTCTTGACCATTGTTTAAAGGTTTTGCCCGAAAGATTCTTTGATATTCTTTATCAAAACGAGGATATTTTTAAAGAAGATAGTGAGACTAATACCTATTTTTTACCCAATGTAAGTTTTAAGTTCCTTTTTAATTGCGAGGACATTACTGAAAAAACTAAGAAGGCTATGTGGAAATATTTGCAATTATTGTTGTTTAGTATAGTTGGTGGTATTAAAGATAAGGCCAATTTTGGAGATACCATGAATATGTTTGAAGGTATTAATGAAGGTGATTTACACGAGAAATTAAAGGAAACTATGGGTGGAATTACCGATTTTTTTAGTAATATGGAGAATTTGAATACTGAGAGTCAATCATCGGAACCATCTAATGAAGCGGGTCAAAGCGAAGCGGGTCAAAGTGAAGCTGGACAAAGTGAAAGCACCAAAGAGCATTTCAGAAATATGTTTGAGAATATGGGTAGCAGCTTTGGTGGAATGCCCAATATGGAAAACATCCAAGACCATTTGAAGACATTGTTTGATGGCAAGATTGGCAAATTAGCGAAGGAGATGGCTGAGGAAATTTCAGAAGAGTTCAGTGATTTAGTTGGTGAAGATATGAAGGATGTAAAGAACACACAGGATGTAATAAAGAAGTTAATGAAGAACCCTAAGAAAATCATGGACCTAATGAAGAAGGTAAGTGGTAAATTGGATTCTAAGATGAAGAGTGGTGAGATTTCTCGTGATGAGTTAATGAAAGAGGCTGGAGATTTAATGAGCAAGATGAAAGATATGGGTGGCAAGGACCAGTTTGCCGAGATGTTTAAGAAGATGGCAGGTAGTATGGGTGGTTTAGGAAAGAATATGAAATTGGATACGAACGCACTAGATAGAATGACAAAAGAAGCTTCTACGCGTGAAAGAATGAAGTCTAAGTTAGAGCAAAAGAAGCAAATGCAGGCGGCTGAGCTAGAAAAGCGTAAAGAGGAGATCCGCGAGAGATTGGATGCCCAGCAAAAACTAGCTGCCACTTATTCATTGACGCAAAAATCGGAACCTAATAATCTTGCATTTCGTTTAGAAGGCGAGGAGGTGCAAGAGAAATCATCTGTGAACGCATTTATTCACCCCGACTTATTGAAGGAGATGGATAAAGCAACAGTGGATGGCTCAGCAAAGAAAAAGAAGAACAAGAAGAAGAAATAAAGGAAAAAATAAATTATGGTATAATATATATATATTATGAAAAAACATTTAGAAGGGGGAGCCGATCCAGATGTTATTACTGAAGTAGACTACTGGGAGCATATGCTTTCAGAACATAACTTAGCTTTTATTAAAAAAAATGCTTTAATAGATGCAGAAAAATATATTCCCAAATTGGAAGTAGTAACAGAAAACCCTGTAGCAACAGAAAAACCTAATTCTCTTTGGAATAGAGCTAACTCTCTTTTTAATAGGAAACAGCCGAAACAGATAAACAAACTAGAGGAAGCTCATGCCCTACGTAAAAAAGCCGTGGAGACCTTCGCTGAGGAAATTTACCAAGAAAAAATAGCAAAATTTAAAAATAATTTAGAACAAGCGAAGAGAAAAGAAGAAGAGGAAATAAATAAAACATGGAGTAATACAACAGAAGCAGGTGGCTCTAAAAAAAAACGTTCCAAGAAGGGTAAAAACACTATTAAAAAGGTTAGTCGTAATAAAGTAAGTCGTAAAAGAAGAAATAAAAGGTAAAAGGAAAAAGGTGGACCGTTACAATAAATAAAACACGTAAAAAATTGAAAACTTTTTGTCATAAATCTGATTATGACAAAAACGAACGAACATCATGTCGCTATTTGCTTTTGAACCTTCGCACACCATCGCCATTGACTTTGATATCCAGCAAATGTCAAGTGGACAAGACTATGTCTGCAACGGCACGGGTGTTGATTCCGATACGGACGAGTCTTTTGAATACGTCATGCTCAACGACGGTCACGGCGGCGATTTCTGCATCAACTACATTCGTCGGATGTCTCCCGAAGAGAAGGCTGAGTGCATTGGAAGCCCTGACCCCATTCGTGCCCTTGTTGCCAAGATTGACGGCTCGGGTTGTGTTCCAAAGCATAGGTCATCTGGTGCAACAGCAGTTATTCTCAAGTGCTATGCAGACAGGGCAGAGGTAATTACATGTGGAGACTCTCAGGCGGTTATCTTCAAGGATGGTGAGGTCATTCATGTGACACAGGAGCACAACTCCACAAATCAAGAAGAGCGTGTGCGGGTCACAGCCAACGATAACTACTTCTTCGTTCCAAGTTCAAGCGTACGTCTAGTATCAGAGACCGAGATGGAACTAGTGCAAGCAGAGTACTTGTCGCTTACAAACGGTTCACTGCTTGCATGCACACAGGCTCTTGGGCATAACTCAATCACTGGATATGCACCGACATCGTTCAAGTTTGTCTACGAGAAGGACGCTTCCTACAAAGTCGTACTGGCTAGCGACGGTGTATTTGATATGATGATTCCAGGCAGCAAGAACGACATGGACATCCTAGGAACGAAGACAAGTCAAGAAATCTGCGACTGGACCGTCGCAAGATGGCTGCAGGAGTGGAAATACAAGGACCACAAAGGCGAATGGAAGACACAGCAGTATAGTCGTCAGTATTGTGACGACGTGTCTGTCGCGGTAGCTAGGATTACCTGCAAACAGAAGGTTGCTTAGAAGTAGATGAAAAAATAAATTTAGAAAAAGAAAGTTGTGCGTGTAATAATTAATGTCACATTTTTATTTTTTACTATTTAGCGTTTCTACAAAACATAACGTTGCCTTTGAACACTATCCGCACTTTGTGCGGATAACAATGTTCAAAGGTGTAAAACAACTCAATCTAATATTATGGTGCTGACAACTATATCTCAAACTAACTAAAATACCGAATAATATTTTACTTTAATCATAAAACGGAATGTACCATCAATTACAAAAAAAAATAGTTTAGTAATATATAGAATGACAACTGCTCCTGCTCCTATTACTTCAAACGTCGCTCCCGCAACACCTAGTGTAGGCGTTGCTGGAACAGCTGCTCAAATCAAAGGTGGAAAAGCCAAATATGGTGGGTCAAAAAAGCTTGGTGGAAAAGGATGCAAAGGTGGTTCCAAGAAGGTTGGCGGCAAGAAGAGCCGCAAAATGCCTAGTGCGGCCAAATCCTGGGTAAAGCTCGTTATGGAAGTCTTTAACAAGAACCGTGCCAAGAACCCCAAGTACAAGTACGGCCAAGCCATGAAGGATGCTGCCAAACTCAAGAAGAAGAACAAGACAATGAAGAAGGGTGGTGAAGGTGAAGAAATGGAGACACCAAAACCAGAAGAGGAAACCATGTAAGCATCTTTTTTTCTAGATATACTTTAATGGGTTTATTCAAGTATATCAATTTCACAGTGTTTTTTGCTAGTTTAGTGTTTGGTCTTTTCGCAGTTTATATGACAGCCCCAGATACACGCAAAATTTATGTTTATCCCACACCCGAAAATGTAGATATTCTTCAATACAAAGATAAGACAGATAGTTGTTTTTCATTTGTTCAGAAAGAAGTTGATTGTCCAAAGAATGAAAGTGAAATATCAAAAATACCAATGCAATATTGATTTTGTTTTTTATATTATGTAGCAATATAATATACAATGAACGTTAAAAGATTACTAGACACTAATATAGGCCATTTTTTTATATCTGCTATTCTCGGGTTAGGTTTAGCAAGTTTGTTTAATAAAGTATGCAAGGATAAGAACTGTTTAATATTTAATGGACCTATTTTAACAGAATTTGAAGGCAAGGTTTATAAACATGGTGAGAAATGCTATAAATATTCTTTGAACCCGACTAAATGTGATAAAACAAAGCGAGTTATTGATATTTCAGATCCCAATGAAGGGAAACCCGCTATGTAATATTTAGGAACGGGTTCGTCCAACTATTCAATCTTTCATATTTAATATTGTATAGTTGTTTATGGAAAACATTACACGTATAGCTGATTTGCCCGACAATCCTACAGGAGGTCTTCAAAATACATTTAATCCAAACGTCCAGCAACCTCCAGTAACGAATGGGTATACACCTATTAATCTTCATCCTAATCCTTATGGTATTTCTGCACAAAATCCTATTATGACACCACCACAACAACAGGCACCTGTACAACAGCAACAGTACATTTCAGAAGAACAACGAGCACAAATACAATCAATGCAACCACAAAGATTACCATCTCGTGATATACCAAACGACCAATCTGGATATAACCATGATGAGCAAGTAACACCGAATTTTATTCCTAAGCCTAAAATGGAAAAGGATTATGTACGAGAGTATGAAGATATGACAGAGAAAAACTTACGGGAATATGAAGATAAAAACCGTAAAGAAAAGAAATTAGATATGATATTGACTGAATTGCAAGTGCCTATTTTTATTGCTATATTGTTTTTCTTTTTCCAATTACCGATGGTGAACACATTAGTTTTCAAGAGGTTTGCCTTTTTATCTATTTATAATGCGGATGGCAATTTTAACTTCTCAGGATTAGTATTAAAGAGCGTTTTATTTGGATTGTTCTATTATTTTACTCTTAAATTTACGAACTTTTTATCTGAATTTTAATATGTATGCAGAACTTCTTATTTTCTAACTTTATAAGAGTTTTATAATAAAATAAATATGTATTTATAATAAATAATTTAATTTATTATAAAATTATTCATATAACAGACCTATCCTACTAATTTGGCTCTGCGTTAATGATAACGTAACAGGATTAGTTGACGTTGATGAATATGAAATACTTGAACTTGACGGCGCTGGTGTAGGTTCCTTTAGAGTTTCAGATGGAGGTCGTGGAGGCGGTGGAGGAGGTGGAGGAGGTGGTGGAGGCGGTGGAGGAGGTGGTGGAGGTGGTGGAGGTGGTGGAGGCGGTGGTGGTGGTGGTGGAGGCGGTGGTGGTGGTGGTGGAGGCGGTGGTGGTGGTGCAATAATCATACTGTCGAGAGGAGTATAGTTTTTCTTACTTACAATATTTATTTCACTCACAGGAAAAGAAACGCTTTCTTCATTTATTAAGTCAGTTATTTTTTTTTTCTTTTTAGTTTTTTCATTTTCCGTATCGGTATCTCTTATGTATTGTGCTAATGTAGGATTTCCATTAAAGTTTAAATTAACATTTGCAATAGCTATCTTTTGTTGACGTAAAGGATTTTCACTGGTTTGAATCTCTACACTTGTAATACCGTTTGAAATATAATCAAGAAAATAGATTATGTAATTTTTAATAGGTACACCTGTATATTTACTTCCATCTTTATTTACCTGTATTATTTTATTTAAAAAGTCAGAATTATTATAATCATTTGCGTTTGTGTATGTCACTACATCAATACTAATCAAACTATTAAACATTCCGTTTATGTTTTTATTGAAATCAAAAATTATTCCATCCATTAAAAATTTAATATTTTGAACCGAAATATTACATGAACCTATATTATTGTTGCTGCACAAATTATTATTTATAGTGGGATCATACGTCAATACAATGCTTTTTATCTGTTTTCCTAAATTATTAATTAAATTTATATTTAAATTTGAAAAGTTGTCTATTGTAAACCCCTCCTTTCTATAAAAATTATAAAAATATAAATAACTTAATATGCAAATTATTACCAATAATATTAAAATAATTAAATATTTTTTCATATACATAATCATTAGAAAAAGGAATTCTTTTGGTGCTTCATTGTTCTTTGTTTTTTACGGAGAATGTCAATTATGGAAATATTCTTCTTTCTAGTCCTTTTACTCGTTTTTTTATCTGCACGATTTCTTTCTCTATGTAACTCTGATGGAATATATCTCAAAAACCACATTTCATATTCTTTACTACCTTTTACATCAGCTAATTCCTTAAACTTTTCAGCCTTCTCAGACCGCATGTCTTCCAACGTAAGTTGTTTTCCAACACAATTCAAAGAAAAACGTTTCAATAGACCTGTCTGGGCCAATCTATTTCTATCTTCAACCTCAAATAAAAACTTAGCCATACACAATAGGCGGTCTTTGTTATAATATTTATCAGACACATACAAAAACGCCAAATAAAACGCCAATATTGTATCTATAGTTGCTATGTTAATACTCTTTTTATCAACAGTAATTTTATTATAACTATGGCATGCTATTGGTTTATAAATATATGAGATTGTTTCAATTCCTACACGCACTTCAACATGTGGTGGTATTACCTCGCCTATAGCAGCATGTTTTATTAAAGTTATTTTTTTAAATCCATCACGTTCTAACGCCTCTTTTAAAATAGCCGCACATTTATCAGGCTCTTCGGATAATACATCAAAATCGGGTATTTTTTTAACAATGTGTTTTTGTTCAGGACGCATGTATTTGGAATATAAACTGGTCGCATAACCGCCAAAAAATACAACTCCCTGGTCAATTAAAGAATCACGGGCTGATATATATAATTTTTCTGATTCTTCCATATTAGAATCCATTTTACGCTGAAAATCTATTGTTTCACAATCAGACTTTGGTTTTATAGGATAATGTTTATTTAATAAAGCAAGTCTTTTAAATACTTTTTCCCAACGTGAAACATCACCGTCAGGCCTTGATAACTCTAAATACATAGCCATTCTTAAAAAATCTGGTGGTGCATAACGAATTCCTGCAACCTGAATAGATCCCTTTGAAATAGAATCAAATAACATTTTATTTAACGAGGTTATATCAGCAATGGGTATGTAATTTACAAATACTTTGAATGTTCCCATATGAACACCTGACTTAGCTTCAACGTCAGTATAACCTGCTTTAAAATAAATGTCTGCTAATTCTTTTGCGTCATTTAATGCATTTGGGGAGTAAAAATCATAATCTGGTATCTCTAAATCTCTATTATAAAATTGCGCAGATTTTGGTAAAATATCATTAATGGCAGTTCCACCATAACATACTAATTTTTTATGAACAATAAAATCTTCTACTATTTTTAACATCTTCTTCACCTCTTCACTATTTACAATTTTTTCAGCCCTTTGCTTTTCACTTTCATCAATTGCATTCCTTAATATTTCTAACTCACAATCATGAAATGACATATTATCATGACATAATTTTGACTTGTATTTTTTAAATAATTTTTTTAGAGGCAAATTTGAATCAAATGCTATATTACTATTTAACTTTGGCATATATATTTTATTTCGTATAAAATACATATATATTTTATTCGTGCTCCTAAACTATGTTGATTCACATTATTTTCTTAAAATATGTTATTGCTATAGCTAATGGAACAAAGGCACTTTTATGCTCATCAAAAAATTCTTCGTATATACGTAAATGTCTATCGTTTTTATAAAACCTGTATGCTGGAATTTGTGCTGAATATTTCAATATAAAATTACTAATTCCTGGATTAAGTAAATTGTCATTCTTAATATTTGGGACAACATATTTCATTGTTTTCACATCGGTTGTTGTGTTATCATCTTTAATACTAATAGGAATTACACATTGATCAATAACCTCAGAGTATTTTAATAAATTCAAATCTTCACCACCAGTTTCTATATTAATATAGTTTGATAAATCATAACAAAGCCCTTTTACTCCATCGCAACTGGTATAATCTTTATAGTTTCTAACAGTAGTTTTATCTACACATAAAATTACTTTACCAGCAACATCAGAGAATAAAGTATCTTTTGTAACAGGTATAGCAGGGAATGTGTCGTTATTATTTGTAGTTTTAGTTGTGTCTACATAAAGTTTATCCTTAATTGTGTTATCAATAGAAGCTGCTACAGCCTTATAGACATCTTTATTATTTGATTTTATTCTAAGATTTATAAATAGGGGGTCGCGAGCATTTGGGCATGGAGAAGAAAAGGCATTAGAAACAACAGTAGTTAATACTTCATCTAATTGTATACTATTCTCTGTGCTTAATGTTGTAAATGTATTATCATTAGAATAGCCTACGTGTGCTGTATACGTTGTTGATGAAAGACCCATTTTGTCTGTTACAGTTTTTCCTATATAATATACTTCAAAGTCTAAAAATCTACAACCACGTTCTAATACATATGTTATCATATCTGTGTTTACATAATTACCAGTTAATGCGGTATTATAAGATGTTTTTATAACATATTCTCGTAAAGGATGGTTTGTATGTGTGCAATTTTGAATAGCTACACTTGTTGTATTCTTCAAATAACTTAATTCATTATCTTTGGCGCTGCCAAATAGTGTAAAATTCTCCTTTGATATTTTTTTTTGTATTTCAATGCGGTTTTTTAATAATCGTAATATGATGTAAATTACTAATAAAATTATCACGACTATTAATACTTTTTTAACCAAGTTCATTATATATTCTATGGATAAACAAATATAATAAAAATATAATAATTCATATATATAAAACATCTAAACATGGCAGGTGGTTTACTAAATATAGTTTCTGTTGGAAATAATAACGTATTTTTAACAGGTAATCCTAGTAAAACTTTTTTTAAAACATCCTATGTAAAATATACCAATTTTGGTCTTCAAAAATTCAGAATAGATTATGATGGTTTAAGAGATCTTAGATTAACAGATTCTTCTGTGTTTACATTTAAAATTCCTAGATATGCAGAGCTATTGATGGACACTTATTTAGTTGTAAATATACCTGATATATGGAGTCCTATATATAATCCAGTAGATGATACGAATATTTTATGGGTTCCTTATGAGTTTAAATGGATAAAAGATTTGGGAACTCAGATGATTCAACAGATTGATATTACTTGTGGTTCATTTTTATTGCAATCGTATACAGGTGAATACTTGGCTGCAATGGTAGAGCGAGATTTTACTACGGATAAAAAGAACCTATTTAATACAATGAGTGGAAACATTAAAGAATTTAATGACCCAGCGAATGCATTAAATAGGGTAGATACTTATCCAAGTGCTTTTTATACACCAGCGACCGCTGGTGCAGAACCATCTATTCGTGGAAGACCTATATTTATACCTATTAATACGTGGTTTACACTAAACAGTGGATGTGCGTTTCCACTTATAGCTTTGCAATACAGTGAACTTACAATAACTGTTAGGTTAAGACCAATTCAAGAATTATTTGTAGTACGTGATGTTTTTGATAATCAATATCAATATCCTTATATTCAACCAGATTTCACACAAAATCGTTTCCAAATGTTTCGGTTTTTAACAACTCCACCCAGTGTTTTTATAGACCCTTCTAATAACCCAACATTTAATGCACAGAATTATTCCAGCACATGGAATGCTGATGTCCATTTAGTATCAACATATTGCTTTTTATCTAAAGATGAGGCAAAACGCTTTGCAACTGAAGACCAAATATATTTAGTAAAAGATGTAATGAGATATAACTTTGAGAATGTAACTGGCTCAAAACGGGTTCAATTGCAATCTAGTGGAATGGTTTCTAATTGGATGATGACGTTTCAGAGAAATGATGTTTACTTGAGAAACGAATGGTCTAATTATACAAATTGGCCTTATGATTATTTGCCAACAAATATTACAATTGGGCAACAAGGGTCAACTGATAATGAAGTGGTTTATGTAACAAAGTTTCTATCTGGGTTACCGATTGATGTATCTTATGGAATTGATGTTCATCCAAATGGTGAAATTACAACTGGTATTAACGTTACGGGCAATTATCATCCTGAAAATCATAAAGAAATTTTAAATACAATGTCCATATTATTGAACGGTGAATATAGAGAGAATACACAATCATATGGAATATATAATTATATTGAAAAATACACAAGAACACCAGGATTTGCTAAGGAAGGATTATATTGCTATAATTTTTGTTTGAATACAAGTCAAACCGAAATTCAACCTTCAGGTGCAATGAATTTAAGTAATTTTAGAACGATAGAATTAGAAGTAACTACTGTGACACCTCCTATTGATTTAGCAAATTCTAGTTTTGATGTTATATGTGATGCATCTGGTAATCCAATTGGTGTACGTAAGTCAAATTGGAAACTATATGATTACAATTATAATCTTACTATCTATGAAGAAAGGTATAATATCTTGTCTTTTATTGGAGGAAATTGCGGCATGTTATATTCTAGATAAAGTTGCGATTATATATTATATTCAATACCTATATAATATATAACATGTCAGAAACAATAGAAGATAAGATATTTAGTGAAAAAAATGGCAATTTTCAGACTATGAATATGATTTACAAAATTAAAAATATTAAAAAAAAACGTAAGCAGCCTGAAAATATGAAAAATATGCCATTTCCAGAGGTACTCAATAATGTGGAACCATTTGATACTATGAAAGAAACAGAATCAGAGTCATTAAAAACACCTGTAGTAGAAGGTTATGGTGATGGAGGAGCCTCATCGTATTTCAGTAACATAGCAAATGCTGGAGCATCTTCAGTAAAAGATATTGGTGGTTCAAGTACTGATGCTACAAATAAGGCTGGTGCTAATATTGAAAAGAAGGTTGAAAATATTAAAAAGAAGATTGAAAAATTTAAATTTGACACTGACGAGTGGGAAGGTTACGATAATGTAAATGATATTCCAGGTAATTTAGGCGGCAAAGATCCTAGACAACTTCTCATAGATTTTATTAATTATGTATACGACTCAACTATTGCTTATAATAAATTGTTAGCGGGTTATATTGCCGACAAAGTATCTAATACAAAAGCAACGAATGAAATAAATAAAGAAGCAAAAAAAGAAATTAGTCTCCTTAAAAAATCATTTGGTGCTGATTCAAAAATAGAAGATGATGCAAAGGGAGATATAAATAAAGATAAAGACAAATTTTACATTTATATTTGCATTGTAGAAGCGCTTACATTTAGTTGTTTTGTAGTAAATAACTGGTATTATTTAATTTACTATAATAACTTTGACGAGAATGATAATTTTCTTGAAGGAGACAACATAAAAAAAAAATTACTAGATTTCTCTGTGGATATGTTTAAAAGTTTAGATGATAACGTGTTAACAAATCGCATTATTAAAAATGGTTTTTTATATTTCTTTGAATATGCACTATTTTTCCCAGTTACGTTTCAATGGTTTTTACTTAAGGTTGTTCCTAAAACTACTATAAAATGGTTTAATCACATGGTTTTGTATATTATTTTATTTTTGGTTATCTTTAGTGTAAGCTACTACATGGTTGGTGGACTAAAAGATTTTTTAATAGATTGCATAAATGCGCATATGAAGAACATTTTTGTTTCTATGATGTTAGTTACAGTTGTAATATTATTTTTAGTACCTGACTCAGAATCTGAAGCATCTTTGTTTAATCATGATTATGAAGAACGACGAAAAAATAGAGAAGTAGTAAGAGCTTTTAATGCTGCTGAGGATATTCAAAAACAAGCAGAAAAACGATCGAAATTGATCGAAGAACTTGAAACTATAAATGGCAGGAGCACCCTTACTGAACAAGAAAAATTAAGAGCGAATGCCCTTAAGAAAGAAATTGATAAAATCAATGGAAAAGGAAATTGGTTTACCCCTGGATTACAAAGAAAAGCAGAAAAATTTAAAAAAAAATATGGCTTGGATAAAGTAGAACAAGGACAACAAGATGAACAAGGACAACAAGATGAACAAGGTCAACAGGGTGGATATTCTGATTTAAATATGGAAATGTTTGGAGGTGAAGGTGAAGGTGAAGGTGAAGCGCCAGCACCAGCACCTTCCGCCTTCTCTAGAGTTAAACAACAAATGGGTAATCTAAAACCAAAGTCAAAAGCCGACTTGGGCATGAGCGTATTTAAAATTATATGGAATTGTATTAGATTTTTGTTTGTTATTACTATTAGTGTTCCTTTCGGAGCCATATTCTGTGCAGCATATTTTATATTTTATTCACTATATGCTATGGTTTATTATTGTAATAGAGATTTTACCCAAATAATGGTAGAATTTATAGAGATGTTGAAGTTTATAGATAATAAAAAACCCGAAGATGCACCTAAAGAAGGAGATAGTACATTTCAATTATTTATTAAAAAGCTTTATGAATACATGGAATATATATCTGATAACCTTTTTATTATTGTCTATCTAATCACATTTATTATATTATTGAACGATTCTCAGAAAAATATTACAAACAATACATTCCGTAATACTCTTTATTTCATAGATTTGTCTTTCATATTCATGATATTAGCATATTTGTATTACATTATTAAATCCAGATTCAACATATCTTCTGTAGAAGACTTGGTTAATTTAGCAAATGGCTCTCGTGTACCTCAGCCAAAAAATTACGACGGACCTGCTTCTGCATTTAATATGGCAAATTATGGAGTTTATGGTCTTACAATGGCTAGTGTTTTTTATATGTTCTGGACCATAGTGCAATATAATTTACCCAAAAGTATGCAATTTGTATAATTAATTATTAGTAATAAATCATTTAGAAATAGAATCGTTAATTTTACATAATAAGAGTATTTTATTATTCTAATGACGAATAATAAAAAATCAAGCAACCAAAAGGCTGGGAAGAAAGAGTTACCTATGGTGAGTGTATGCACACCCACTTTTAATCGCCGCCCTTTCATTGAAAACATGTTCAATTGTTTCCGTAATCAAACTTACCCAAAACACCGAATTGAATGGATTATTGTAGATGACGGAAGTGATAAAATAAAAGATTTAGTAGAAACATCCAATATTCCTCAAATCCGTTATTTTGAAGTTGCAGAGAAGATGACCCTTGGTGCTAAGCGTAACTACATGCATAGTTTTGTTCGTGGTCAAATCATTGTTTATATGGATGATGATGATTATTATCCACCTGAGCGAATTGAAGATGCTGTAGAGAAATTAGAGAATAATCCTAAGGCATTATGCGCAGGTGCAAGTGAGATTTATATTTACTTTAAGCATATTCAAAAGATGTATCAATGCGGACCTTATGGCCCGAACCATGCTACTGCTGGAACATTTGCCTTCCGTAAAGAATTATTGGAACAAACGAAATATGAGGATACAGCATCTTTAGCAGAAGAGCGTGCCTTTTTAAAAGAATATACTATTCCTTTTGTTCAACTGGACCCTATGAAGGCTATTTTAGTATTTTCTCATGAACACAATACTTTTGATAAACGTAAAATGTTGGATAACCAGCATCCGAACTACTTTAAGGAATCTCCCAAAACAGTGGAAATGTTTATTCGCAAAGAATCTGAAAAGCCTGTCAAGGATTTCTTTATGCACAATATTGATAAGCTATTGGAGAATTATGAACCAGGCTTGCCTAAGATGAAACCTGATGTATTGAAACAAATTAAGGAAATTGAGGCAGAGCGTGAAAAGATGGTGCAAGAAGAAATGAAAAAGATGCAAAACAATTCACCTATTATGTTGCAACGTCCTGGCCAAGAGCCAGTACAATTATCTAATCAAGACGTTGTAAATATGATTCAAGAGCAGCAAAAACAGCTTGGACAATTAGCACAGAAATGTGGTGAGTTTGAGAATATGATTACTATTTTACAGAAACAATTAGTTGATAAAACTAAGACGATTCGTGATTTAACCAGTGGAAAACCAGTACAATCAAACAATATTACAGCAACAATTATTGAACCAGATAATTCTAATAAGACTGCCGAATTAGAAAATATGATTACTATGTTACAGAAACAATTGATTGAGAAAACCAAGACAATTCGTGAACTGTCAAATGCAAAAGGACAAGGGCAAGCACAAGCACAAGCACAAGCACAAACAACTAACAATTCAGATGATTTAATAAAGCAAAACAATGAGCTTCAAAAGATGGTGGGTATGCTTCAACAACAACTTATTGAGAAGACTATAGCTTTGCGCGATGCAAATAGTGTAAAAGAAAAGATGACAAGAATACCTATTCAAGAAGAAGAATCTGTGCCAATTAGACGCAGCAAGAGCGATCCAGAGGTTATTGTAGACGTTAATGTCTGTTAAACAATAAAATAACTTAATGTAGTATAGATAGAGCTTCTTCTATTGTGTTTACATGAACTATATGTGGATGATGAAAAAAACATAGTGTTTTTGCGTAAGTATCTTCATCTTTATTTGATAAAATAATCGTATGACCTATTTTATCACGTAAACTATCTCGCATAATAGATGCACCAAGTTCGCAAAATGTTCCACGATATACATAATCTTTTTTTGTAATAATAAAAAGCGTAAAATCTGCTTTATAAACTCCATTCATATCAAACAAAGCCTCTTCTTTTAATACTTCAGGTGTTCTACTAGTTGTAATTCCATCCATACGATCGCGAATAGTTTTTTCAGCACGTATTGTCCAATCATATGATATTTTGTATCCATGTTTTATTATTATCTGTTGTATTCTTCTTATTTCTAAATAGTCGTCAAAACATCCAGCAATATAAATTGTAGGGGGCCTATTTACTTTGGACATCCTATACATTATATTCGTTTAAAATTCAATATAAATAAATATACCCTTTATAGTATAATATGAACACTATTAATATAAATGAAATTTTTGAGAGAGAAAAGATAGCTAATGAAATAAAACAAATATTGTTATCTTTTGACGATAATTATAAAAACATAAACTTCAAAAAAGGTGTTTATATTTACGGGTCTCCTGGGTGTGGTAAGACGCAATTTGTAATGAATATATTAAAAGACCTAGACTATGATGTAATTAAATATGATGCTGGTGATGTTAGAAATAAAGGACTTATTGACACCATTACTAGTAATAATGTATCTAATCGCAACGTTCTTCAAATGATGACCAAGAAAGTAAAGAAAATCGCAGTAGTAATGGACGAAATTGATGGCATGAATAATGGTGATAAAGGTGGTATTACGGCTTTAATTAAAATTATACGTCAAAAGAAGACTAAAAAACAACGATTAGAAAATGTGACAACCAATCCTATTATTTGTATTGGAAATTATTATATTGATAAAAAAATAAAAGAGCTTATCAAGGTATGCAATACATTTGAATTAAAAACGCCAACCACTGGACAAATAGAGAAAATACTTAATATTACAGTTCCTTCTGTAAAAACAGCCACCCAATCATACAGAGAAAGTATTTTAAAATATATACAGGGCGATATGCGCAAATTATTGTTTGTAAACGAACTATTAACAAAAAAACCTGATCTGATAACGCAGGACGCAATAGAGAATATTTTCCATATTAAATCATACAATGAAGATTCCAAAAAAATTACTGAAATGCTTATTAATAAAAATATTCCCATGGACCAGCATAATCAGTTTATGAATGAAACCGATAGAACTATTGTGGCGCTGTTGTGGCATGAAAATATTGTTGATGTTCTTCAGGGGAAAAGCATTGAGAAAGCCTTCCCATTTTATTCTAAGATATTGAAAATAATGTGTTTTGCTGATTATATTGATAGAATAACATTTCAAAGCCAAATCTGGCAGTTTAATGAGATGAGTTCTTTAATGAAAACGTTTTATAATAATAAATTATATCATGATAACTTCCCTGAGAACGCTGATAAATTTAAACCATCCGAAGTAAGGTTTACTAAGGTATTAACAAAATATTCAACAGAGTATAACAATATGTTATTTACTTATAATTTATCACAACAATTGGATTTAGATAAGAAAGATTTGATGGCCATGTTCCAAGAATTACGTTTATACAAGGGCGGCGATTTGTGTAGTCAAACAGAGAAATTAAATGATGTTGAGAAATTGTTTGAAAACTACGATATTACAAAATTGGATATTAAAAGAATGTATAGATATTTAGATAAAAATGTTAAGAAAGATGCTGCTGTAGATGAATTGGATGAAGATGAATAAAGTAGGTTTTATTATAATAAATAGGTATAAATATTTCATATTTATTATATCCAGTATGATAATTGTTGCTCTAGGTATTTTTCATTTAATTCATTGTCCAATATTGATTGTATACCCGTTTCTTTTTTACAGTTACACATCAGATGTTTTGTATATAACATATTTTTTTTTCATAATGTTTTTATACACGTTTATAAATGGCGAATGTCCAATATCTTATTTGTCTAAGTTAATAATTAACAGAAATTACATTGCTGGAGATAACATAACATATTATCCAGAAATGAAATACATTGCAATAAACGATAACTATACTGATTGTTATTTTGCA